GGGGTCAAGGTGCGAGCGAAAGTAATGCCTTGGGGGTGGGTCTGGCGATTTGACACGTTGCTGATTTTGGCGGCATGGAAAGATCATGCCGAGACTGCAACGCCGCTTTATCCCAAAAGCCAGGGGCGAGGAACTGGCCGCAGCGGTGCGGCCAATGTGCCGAAGCTCGCCGTTCTGAATTGCAAATCATTTCGAGGAAGGCGATCCACTCGCGAAGGGCGGAGGCGAGATCCCGGGCCTGCTGCATAGATTGTGGAGCCAAGTTGTCAGTCGAGATGCGGACAGGCCCGGTCACAAGGCGGTGCACCAAATGCAGGAATGCTTTCAGGCTCCGCTCGGAAACAAAACGACGCGAGTCAGGTGCGACGTGCATACACACCAAGGCGTGCCTTGTGTGTCGTCGCGATTTCAAGACGGCACGGCCGCAGCAAAAATACTGCTCCTATGAGTGCTCGCACGTTGCCGACAGGCGACGCTGCACAGTGAAGTGTTTTAACGCTGCGTGCGGGAAGGAATTCGAGGCCCCCCTGGGGAGGTCGCAAGGCAGCCGGTTCTGCTGCCGCGAATGTATGTATGCTGCTCGCGCATGCCCGCCATGCAGATGCCACAACTGTGGCAGTGAGTTTTCACGCAAGCACTACGCGCATGAGTGGCAGGGCAAAAACAAATACTGCTCCCGCAACTGCTACCTTGACCACCGATGGGGAAAGGACCGGCCACGAAAGCAATGGTCGCATTTGGCGACTGAGGCGGCTTGCCGTAAATCCCTAGCCACATCGCTACGAAAGCGATGTAAGCACTACGGAGTGCCTTTTGACCCGGCGTGCACGCGCGAGGCCGTCTGCGAGCGTGATGGCTGGGTCTGCCAGCAATGCGGCATCAAATGCCATAAAGGAAGACATAGGTTCAACAAGCGAACCCGCAAGTTGAGCAAGCGGAACGCCGAGCACGACCACATTGTTCCGCTGTCGTGGCGAGATCCGACAAAAGGCAACACGTTCGAGAACTCGCAATGTCTGTGCCGTAGATGCAACGGCCGAAAACACAATTTCGGCGGCGGCCAGATGAGGCTCAATCTGGTGGAGTGCTGAATCATGGGAAGACGCGGGCCTAGGCCGATCCCGACGCAACTGAAGATTCTGCGGGGGAACCCGGGGAAGCAGCGGCTCAATGACGCCGAGCCCGCCCCGCCATCCAGCGGCATCGTCATGCCGCCGCACTTGGGCGAAGTCGCCGCCGCTCGCTGGCGGGAACTGCTCCCGATGCTTGAAGGCGTCCGCGTGATGACCCGGGCTGATGTCGAGGCGCTCGCCCGGTATTGCGACACGTGGGAGTGGTGGCTTGCAGTGCGCGAGAAACTGAAGAAGGAAGGCGATACCTACCCGATCCTCAACGACGGCGGCGAGGTGAAGTACATCGCCCAGCGGCCAGAGGTTTCGATCGCTCACAAACTGGCCCAGCAGTTGCGGCAACTGGAAGCGGATTTTGGCTTGTCGCCAGCCGCCCGGGCGTCGCTAAAGGTGGAGCCGGATGCCAAGCAAGAAAGCAAGCTCGCTTCGTTCCTTGCCAGAAAAAAGGCGACGTGAGGCCGTCAAGGGCTTCACGTACAACGACGAACAGCCGAAGCTCGTGCAGCAGTTCCTTGAAGCGGTCTGCTGCCACACGAAGGACTCGCCGACCGCGCGTGCGGGCGATCCGATGCGTCTGCTCAAGTGGCACATCGAAGACGTGATCGAGCCGCTCTATGGGTGGCAAGGAACCGACAACAAGCGTCGCTATCGTTTGGCGTACATAGAGGTGCCCAAGAAGAATGCCAAAAGTACGCTGCTCTCCTGCCTTTCCGTCTGGCACCTTCTGATGGAGGGCCAGGGCGAATTGGGTTGCATCGCCGCCAAGGACCGCAACCAAGCGGCGATCATCTTTGACGAAACGGCCGCGATGGTGAAGAGGTCGCCTGAACTGAAGTCGGTGCTCGAAGTCATCGACAGTCGCAAGACGATCTACTGCGCCGCCACCGACTCCAATCTGCGGGTGATCTCCCGAGACGCCGGTGCCGCCGAAGGCCCGTCGTACTCGTTTGTGTTTTGCGACGAGCTGCACGCGTGGCCCGACAGGCGTCTATTCGAGGCGCTGCGGTACTCCGGCCGATCCAGACCCGAGCCGCTGCTCTGCACGATCACCACGGCCGGAGATCGCCGCGACACGATTTGCTGGGAGCAGCACGAGTACGCGGAACAGGTGATCGCCGACCCGAACTACGACCCCCGGTTCTACGGCAAGATTTTTGCGGCGAAGGCCGACGGGACCGACGACTACTTTGACCCGGCCGTGTGGAGACGCTGCAATCCCGGCATGGGTATCACCATGACCGAGGAGTCATTCGCCGCGGATGCCCAGGAGGCTAGGAACAAGAGTACGAAACTCAACGGGTGGCTGCGTTACTCCCTTGGCGTCTGGGTAGAGAGTTCTCAGCGGTGGATTGACCCGGAGAAGTGGGCGGCGTGTTCGGGCGAGCCGGTCGAGCCGCTGGCCGGGCGGAAGTGCATCATCGGCATGGACTTGTCGAAGAGCACCGACTTGTCGGCGTGCGTGGCGTTGTTCCCCAACGAAGACGGCACGTTTGACATTGACCCGATGTTTTGGGCTCCCCGCGATTTGATCATGGAGCGGGAGCGGACGGATCGGCAGCCGTTCCAGCACTGGGTCAATCAAGGCTGGATCAAGGCGACGGACGGCAACGTCATCGACCACGCCTCGATCCGCGAATACGTCCTCGAATACTCAAAGAAGCACCAAGTGCAAAAGGTTCTGATGGACATCAGCGGAGCCGTCCAGTTGTCGGTGGAACTGCAAGGGGCCGGGCTGGACGTGGAATCATACGGACAAGGGTTTCGGCACATGAGCAGTCCCACGAAGCTGCTTGAGTCGCTGACGCTCCAACAGAGGATCCGCCACGGCGGCAACCCGGTGCTCTCGTGGATGGCCGGTTGCGTCACGGTGGAGACAAATGCGTTCGAGGACGTTCGCCCCGTGAAGAAAAAGAGCACCGGCCGCATCGACGGCATCGTGGCCTTGATATTCGCTCTGGGCTATTGGGAAGCAAACAGCATCACGAACGCGGCCGGTAACGGCCCAGAAATCTTCTTCATATGATCGCCAAGAACAAAGAACACCGCATCCTCTGGCTCCCCGGCGAGGCCCGTATGTGGGATGAGGACGGCGACTCGCGGAGTTCGTCGGGCGTCCGCATCGACTCGAACAATGCCCACCAAGTCGCCGCGGTGTTCGCCTGCCTGCGGGTGATCGCCGAGACGGTGGCGAGCCTGCCGCTGCACGTCTTGGAGCGGACGCCTGGAGGTGGCAAGCGGGTCGCCCGCGAACTGCCGCTCTATCGCCAACTGCATAGCCAGCCGAACGGGTGGCAGACCTCTTTCGAGTGGCGGGAGCAGGCCGTCTTTCACGTCGGCCTGTGGGGCAACGCGTTTTCGGAATTGAAAGCCGGGCAGATCGTGCCGCTCCATCCCAGCCGGATGAAGGTCGAGCGGATCGAGAACGGCAAGATTCGCTACAAGTTCCGCGAAGACAAGGGCACGGAGACGGTCTACTCGAACGAGCAGATCCTCCAGATTCGCGGCCCCTCCGACGACGGCATAAACGGGATGTCGATCGTGGAGGAGTGCAAGGACGCCATCGCACTAGCCCGGGCTTGCGAGTTGCACGGGGCTCGATTTTTCGCAGCCGGTGCCCGCCCCGGGTTTGTACTCTCGACCGACGGCAACTTGAACGCGGAGGCCCGCGAGGCGCTGCGGTCGCAGTGGGACCGGCGTCACGGCGGCGTGGGAAATTCCCACAACACGGCCGTGCTCACGGGCGGGCTCAAACCCTACGAGATCCCGCAGTCGAGCAATTCGGATGCGCAGTTTTTGGAGCTGCGGCGTTACCAGTTGGACGAGATCGCCCGACTCTTCCGGGTGCCCGGTCATCTACTCGGATCTGGTGCTGGCAGCGCGCAGGCCGACATTGAGTTCGTGCAGCACACGATCCTGCCGTGGCTGCGGCGGTTTGAGTCGGCGTTCATGCGCGATCTCATCGAGGACGACGACCGCTATCTGATCGAGTTCGACGTGCGGGGCTTGCTCCGCGGCGACTCTTCGAGCCGGTCGGCCTACTACCGGGCAATGTGGGACATCGGCGTTTTGAACACCGACGACATCCGCGAACTGGAGAACATGGACCCGGTCGAAGGCGGCGATGTTCGCTATCGGCCGCTCAACATGGGCACGCTGGGCGAGATGCCGACCGAA